ACTCAGAGTGTCATCGTCATCCTCATCATTAGCAGTTGCTACTACTGGCTGAGGTGCCTCACGCATGACTGGAGCCTCTGCTGTAGTGTCCAATGCAACTGCTTCTGCAGTTGTTACTGGAGCTGCAACACCACCCAGTACACGATCGAGCTTCTGTTTCAACTCGTCGTATGACTTATAGTTTGCTGGATCAGTGAACTCCTTCAGAGAGTACAACGATTTGTACACCTGCTCGAGCTTAGAATCATCACCACCCATCAGAGCTGATGGAGAAGCAAACTCAGACTTATCGTAGTTACGATAGCCTTCTACCTTACGGATCTTCAGTTTGAAGTCAGCACCTTCCCAGAAGTCAAACGGATTAACCGGTTGCTCGTCCTGGAACTGTGGCTGCATGACATCCATGATCATGTCATAGATCTTCTTACCAAACTTGTAGAGGAAGACCTTGCCTTCGTTTTCAGGATTACCTGGATCTGAAAGAACCATAATATTTGTGACATAATTAAGACGGCGCTTCTGCTTGCGAACCGTTGCCTTATCGTCATCAAGACCAGTGTTCCAGAGCTTAGAGTTAAGTTCTGATACTGGATCATTCTGACCAATATAGGTCAGACAGTTTTCGATGTACCACTGACCGGTTGGACCCTGGAATGCATGATCCCAATAACGAGCCCAAGGGAGGTCTTCACCTTCCGCAGCAGGGAGGAAACGGATTACAGCGTAACCATTACCGGCCTTATCTACAGTTGGCTTCCAGATACGATCATCGACATAGGATTTCTTCTCTTGTTGAGTACCACCAGTGAGTTTATCGGCAGCAGCGAGAAGGTCGTTTACGGATGCGCCGCGAGAGCGCTTGAGTGCATCAAATGACATAATTTGTCTCCTTGTATATGCGTTGTATTACTATGTTGTCCACTTTCTTCATAATGTATGCGTCTATTATACTACTAACTGAACTCTTTGACAACAGCTTTTCTCATTTTATTGAGATCCACATCTATAAAAGGTTCAGTCTTCTTTAGCTTCCTATAAAGGTCTGGCCAAAGAATAGGGTCGCGAACTTCTTTGTTCGCTTTATCAAGAAACCCCGTCAGCTTATTTAGTATCACTACTGTCGCTAACGTGATCTCAGATCGAGAGTACAAGGTCACTACTACTGGGTACTGATTATCTCTGACCGTCAGGAGGTCATCAAACTGTCGTTGTTCAGCATTGCACCATGTACTAAGGGTATTTAGATCTTTTTGGAATTCATACCCCAGACTTTGTATATGTTTTTGCCAGTTGAGATAATTCTTCTCACCTCCCTCATCAACCATATCACCAACCCATTTGGATCCATTGGTGAACTGGGCCACGAGGTACTCTACCAATTGATTCTGCTTAGGATACTTCTTGGCCAGTTTCGCAAAGAAGTATTTGTCCTTCCTCTTAAAAAAAGCCTGAGCCTTAGCTGACGTCTTGTAATTATACTTGACGGCATCATAACTATCACTATCAAAATGTAACTTCACTGCCTGGTAGAGTTTATAGGCCTCAAACGGTTCCATTATGTTAATCGTCGAACGGTAGTTCATTGGTCTTCGGAATCATATTCAGGTTCATTGCCTCTGCCTCAATCTTATTGGTAATTGAATCAGAAAGCAATCGTTTCACATCAGCTGGATCAATTCCGGTGCTGTCACATACCTCAATTACTGCTTCCATGAAAGGCAGCTTATGACGTACAACCAACTGCTCGACAGCATCACTAAATCTTTTCTTGGTAATTATTTTGTTTTCTAGGTCCATCATTTGTTACGAGCTCTATTCATTTGGTCCATTCCATGTGTCCATTCCATGCCCAGATCCTTATAGTACACACCAACTGTACGCTGGATCTCACCATTCTTATCATAGGACGGATGAGTACATACATGACCCATTTTGTTCTCTGCATACTCACCCCAGAAGAGATCCTGCCAGTCCCCATGACGAAGGTAGGCCTCCATGTTGTTAATATAACCAGAGATGGCAAGAGTCTTGGCCTCACCACGCTTAGGATCAGAACGCACTGATCTCTTCTCAGCGGCCAAAAGGTCTTTCTGAGTCTTGATCCACTGCTTGACCTTTTGCATTGATAGAGGATGATCCTCTGGGAGCGCTAAAACAGAATCAGCAATGTTTTTATACTCGGGTGGATTTGCCTTCAGGCGCTTCTCACGAGCTTTGGCAAGGCGTTCAACTGCAGCAGCTTTCTGCTCGGGGGTCATCTTGCGCTTCTTTCTAATAGCCACTATCATCTCCTGGAACAATGAAATCGATAATCTTATTTACAGGGATATTTTCCCATCTATTTGAATCAATGTCAAGCACATTTACACTATGGAGATCAAAAAGAGCACATTCCCTAATAGACTCAAATCCGATAGGGAAGTTATCTAGCTTTTTAATCCATTCATGCTTTAGTGTTGCTCGAATCGTCTTTGCTGTTGAGCGAGGTGGTGAGTATCTTATAGTACACACCTTATCGCTCAGCATATCAAACAATTCATTTCTGGTTAGTGGATCAGTTCGGCGTCTCGACAAGTTCTTTCACCTTGAATGCATTGACGTTGGCGATACGGAATGATCTCCATTCCCCTTTGTTAACATCAAACACTCTCAGTGCTGACTGCTCAGATAGATCCTGTGCTTCCTGTTGAGTCTTTGGAACCTTATCAGTAGGAATACGACTGAAGTTCAGTGTACAATCCATATCACGATGTTCACCATCCACCTTTGTGAATTGAACATTACATACACCCTGGCGTAGGGCAGATACCATTTGAATCGGTTTCATATTAATCATTATTACCATTCTCCATTATCAAACACAATCAACAAACGCACGGGGCCTAGTTTAAAATCCAACTGTGTCATTTTTGGATTTAGGGGATCCTGCTTCACTACCTCCCAACTGAAACTCCAGTGGAAAGTATTGAGTATAATTGTACACCATACACCAGAATATTTCAACCAGTTTATGAAGTTTTTGACCATATCTTTTCCTTCACATCAAACTCACCAGACTTGATCATACACCAGTTGTAGATTGGATACACCCATCCAAGATCATACTTTGCCATTGGGTATGAGATCTTATCGCCAATAAAGAACAGGATGTGTGCGAGTATCTGTTTCATTCTGGTACTCTGTTCATAATTCATCCTTACCAATGAACACCTTTAGTGTACGATTATCATCCTGGAGGCTGTACTGGACACTCTCACCATCTTTGAGGTACTTAGTGTAGGCTCGTCCTGTGTCATCAATAACTTCCAGGCGAGTTACTTGTTTCATCTTAGCTAGTTTTTCACCATCGAACAAACAGTTGTGAATAGTCATATATACACTGTCCATAATTAATCCCAAAGGTTTTCATAGTACTTACCAAACAGACGGAACCCATTAGTGATTCGCTTTTGGTACTTAGCTCGTCCTTCCCAGTCGCACTTAGCTGTATGGTTCGGACCTTCGTACATCTCAGAGGTTCCATCCTCCAGCTCCTTCCACTGGTAGTCATGCTCACCAGTCCAGAACTGATCTTCCCAATCATCAGCAACCTTGTTCTCAAATGCAAAGATCATTTCACCCAGCACCCAGTCCCAGCGACGGAAGTGAGTATTGTCCACCCAATTATTATCATCGGAGGGAGCATCTGTCGGCTTGTATGTGATCGGAACATCATCCGGATCTACATACGGAGCTCCATGCTTGGTCAGGTGAAGCTGACGAAGCATTGGAAGGATGATCAGAGCAAGAGTGTAGTCCATGGACCATGTATCGTAGTCATGGATCTCAATCTCTTCTACACGATCTTCATTAACATCTTCGGGGAACGGTCCAATATAAACTTTCATAAATCACCAATCACTATTAAAGCCTTCACCAAAGCCAAATTCGTTACGGATAACTTCTTTGACCTCATAGTCACTCATATACATTGACTCTTCTGAGAATGCACCCATTGATTTCATTAGGCGCTGGTCCTCATTCATATTCTTAACAAGTTTCTTACTCTTGTAGCTTAACTTCTTACGCAACTGTGGCATTCCTCTTCTCCTGTACAAGTTTCACATTGATTGGTGAAAGCGCTAGTATCATACAAACATCATAATCAGTCAACTGCTGATAATGGTTCTCTGCTTCCCACAATCGATCATAATCCCATGTATGCTCCTTTCTGTCTTTAGAAAGGAGTACACGGTACCCATTCGTTCTATGTCTAAACACCTAACACCTTTGATGGTTTCTCATGAAATAAGTCCTTACCCTCACGGATCCATGACTCACACTGCTCAAAATAAAAAGCAGCTTCCTCATGGCCATAGCGCTCGAGGACTTCCTTACATCCTTTGAAGAACTCAAGTTGGCGCATAGGTCCACCAGTCAGGCTACCCCCATCAAGGGCAGCTGGCTTCCACTTTCCTGGACGCTGGTTACTCATACACCCAACCCCATTCCAGCCAGAGTGAAGTCCTGAGCCTTCTTCATCATAACTTGCTTGGCGTTCGTAGTACGAATCGCATTAATCAACTTGTCCTTGGTTGGTTGATGACCACCACCAGACTGAACCATACTAATACAGAATTCACGAAACTCCTCTACGCCAAGTACTTCGTAGTTAGTGTACAACTGCTTGAGTGCTTCATCTCCAAGAGTGTCGTTCTTCAAACGAGCCTTGCTCGAGCTTTGGGTCGAGAATGTCATGCTGCTTCCTCCTCTTCAGGAATAAATTCATTAATCACTAACATATCACGGACCTCATCCTGGCTCATATATTGGATACAGGCCAAGATTAAAGCATCCTTGCTAATGATTCCCATGTCAACAGACTCAAGTGCATATTCACGCCAATCCATCATCTTACTTCTCCAAGTATTCTTCAAACACAGAGTAGATCACCAATACACTGATCGGTAATACCATCACAGCAGAAACAATCCACTGCCATGCTTCAGTAGCACTCATCATGCCAATAACAGCAAACCAAAACATTACCAAACCAAGAACAATTCGAATTGAACCACGCATGATTAAACTCCTTGCAGACGAGCCAGATCAGTCTTGAACTGGTTAATCCACTTTTCACGAGCCTTCTTAGGCATATCCATTAACATCCAATCGACAGTGGTCTGCATGTACCCAGCTGTGTAAGCATAGGTCTTGTGTGCATCGTACTGTTTTTGAATCAAATCATTTAAAAGGGCGTGTGTATTCATATCTCTCTCCTTACGCGTACAAATCTTCAATCATAGCTTCGTATTCAACCTCAACCCAATCCAGAGGCACTTCGGCCTTCTCGGCAATCTCTTCCAGAGTCAGACCATTGGGTGCACCGTAGTAGGTTTCGAGGAGTTCTTGGATCTCAAGAACTTTGTTGCTCATTTTGCTCATAATTTCTCTCCAGTTGTTCTCTCAATTGACAGGGTCATTATATCAGATTCTGGGCTAAAAGGCAACAGCTAATTTTGGATTATTTTGGGATTTTTGATAGAAATTTTCGATCAGCGGATCAGCCCGGAGTATGTAACTCCTTGTTTTACCGTCAACGTCTCTCTGCGGTTTTTGACGGTAGAATATGACACATGAATCCAGCCCGGTTCAAGGATTAATTGGTCGAATATTAGATTATTCTGAATCCATTGACAGACTTGATAGTGATCAACTACGTTGATCTTGAGATCAACTGCTTCACCAGTAATATGCTGAGAATCGGATACACCACCGACCGCATCATTCAACTTTTTGTTTCTGAACCCACTGGTGATTTGGACTGGACCATATTTGTCACGGATTGGTTGGACTACCTTCATGAACAGTTGTTTTGCTCGAGCAACCTGTTCAGCATCAGGCACATTGGAGATACCGAGCCGATTGGCGGTATCGGAATGGATGTACTCTTTGAATGTGAAATCATCAGACATCATAATAAAAGAGGCAAGCAGTAATGCTACAAACGACTGGATCATTTGATTATGCTTGCAATGTACTCCTCAAACTCTTCTACTTTTGCAACACGGTTAGGCCAAAAGATATAATCCTTTTCTGGATTCTTCTTCAGGTTTGAAAGCAATGGAAGAATTGCATTATATAGGTTGTTAAGTTTATCAGCAGTATCAGAAGCAGTTTGAGATGCAGCAACCGCTTGCTGGGCTACCTCCAGTTCATCTTCATCTACAGCTGTAAAGCCAAAATCGAAATCAAAGCTCATCGTAGTTCTCGTTGTTAGGTCTTCTTGTTCTGCCAACCGATGACATGATGTCAAACAGTCTTTCTATTGTTGAAGGGTTGGCTATGCACTTACCATCTTTGTAGACAGCGTATGTACCGTATTTAGTGTTGATATACAATAAATGATTCCGTACAGTACCAATGTGCTCAAGCATTTGCTTTCTTCAACTCCTTATCAATAGCTTCAATCAATTCTGCATATCCTGCAACACGCTTATCTATAAGTTTTCGTATTTCATTTAATACCAACTTACGATTTAAGGCAATCACCTGCAAGTCAAGATATTCCATATCAACTCCTGTATGGCGCCGCGACAAGGATTCGAACCTCAACTAATAGTTTTGGAGACTATTGTGCTGCCAATTACACTATCACGACATTGTTAAAGGGCTCAGTTTTACATCTTGAGCTGGATGCAGGGCTCGCTCCGACCAGGTCAAGTTTAGAGTCATTCCGGGACTGTGTGGAGCGGAAGACGAGACTCGAACTCGCAACA